GTTCCTACAGTTGGCATTTCTTTAGTCCATCCTGATGGATCTGATTCACTATTATCCAAAGTCGGTGGAGTAGTGGTAGATCCATTCTTAGCATATCTATATTCATAGAATTCTGTAATTGAATCTGCAATTCCATCCACTCCATTGGTACCAGTATCTCCTTTTGACCCTTTTGCAACTACACTCCAATATGCTGAATTTGTAGGCAAATTCCCTTTTGAAGCTGTAGTATTTGTATATCTATATGTACAAGTTTCTATACCATCATCGTAACTAACCTCATCTCCTTTATAATATAGAGTATTAGAATTATATGTACCACGATATAATCCAAGTTCAGCTATTGTACCTCCTTGATCCTGTACTAAAATCCCTTTTACGATCAGTTTTTTATTTGCCCATGTTAATGAACTGTCTGAATCGCCTATACTAAATAGGTTGTTATCTAAATCAAGATAACAATTACCATCAGACGAAACTATCCTTCCTGTAGTAATCGTTCTGCCATTTATCCTTGTGAAACCGTATGTAGTAGTAAAATCCCTGAAATTATCATCCGTATTTAAGGATCCTATTATACCAATCAGAAAATAATAATTAGCAGAATCGCTGGCAGGTTCAAATTTAAGTTGTTCCTGTGTAATATAATAAGTTCCTGTAGTTCCAGATTTACTACATTTTGCGTAAACATAATAGCCACCACTTTCTGATAGTGTAACACTTGTTCCAGTCAAGTTCCATAACCTTATATCATCATCTATTGTAAGATGAGCTAATACGCCATCACTTGCATCAAATCTATTAGGAAGCCCATTTACATTGGCCTGTAATACTATACCAATCAATACGAATTGCTGTGATTTACTACCTACAGTTAGCATGTTCGTATCAATGCTATTTGGCTTAATGTTGTCTGTATCAAAATAGCCATCGGTATCAAATATCATATTTCGGAGTTCTTCTGTAGTTCTCCATCCACGTTTGGCCTTTGTAAGATCTTTCATGCCATATTTGTTGATGATTGTTTCATGGTTAATCACCTCATCAACTATTTGGCTAAGTACACTTATTGTTGTCGTATCTGAGACCGTTAAGGTATAATCATATTTTTTCATAAGGTTTCTTGTAACTTTCGTTATCCTTATGTTTTTTTCTATATCAAAACGTTCATCCTTAATCGGTATATAATCTCCAACATGGAATAGATCCGTAACAGTATCATCAGATAGATAATTTAGAAAAAAATCTTCTGTAAAAGTCAATGTATATTGTACTCTGGCTTGTTTTTTATATAAAAATTTATCATATCCATAATACCATAAATCTTCCTCAGCATCCTCTTCATAAGCAGTTGGCAGATTAATATCTGTGATTTTATAGGTGTCACCAACACGAATCTGGAACGCATCGCTGGTTTCTGATGGAAAAGACAAACCATTATCATCTGTATATTTCTTGATCACAAAAGTTTTAGTTGCATTATCATAGCTTTTCAGATCGAATTGTTCTCCTGCTAAATATCCAGATGTAAATGTTATTTTTGCAGATGTATCTGATATTAGATACTTGGTATTTCCTACAATATCATCAGAATAATCTGATCTTGTTTCATCAGCATTTATCTTTTCAATATATTCTGCATAATCGGCGTCCGTATCTTCCCATGTTTCATTCAGATTGAAATCCATGCTATCATCTAAGAATGTATATACATCATCCCCTAAAGCACTCACTGTACCGGTACGAGATGGATAAATATCATCATTCTGTATAGCATCTTCAATAATCCCAATCTTATTATTTAGATCAGAATCCTCAAAATATCGTTTAGAATCATCATCAATACCTATTTGTTCTGATCCAGCTGCTATAACGGTGCCATCGGACAAAGTATGTGCATGTTTATTTGTTCGTTTTGGATATGGTAACTGTAGCCTATCAGAATAACTTCTATATGCTGATCTTATATTTGTGGTTCCTCCTTCTACAAATAGCCTTGTAATTATGCTTTTATCATCTACTTTATCTTCCTTTAATTTGTACAATCCTTTGCCTTTTCCAACCTCAAAATATTGGGCATTATTAGGTGGGGTTATAATGGATCCAAAAGTACCAATATGAATAGTTCTTATACCATCAGATTGAGTAATAAGAAAATCATAGTCAAAGTTATCTTCTGAACAAAGCGTTTGTAATACTTGCAAACAATTCTGATAATCAAATGTTATAGTTTTCTCTGATGTATCTGGGCAATTATCCTCATCAAATAGCCATATATTAGGATAATCAATGTTCAGGCAATTTATCATTACCTTTACAAAGTCCTTAAGTGAATAAGTTAGATCAAATGAAAGCTTGTTATAATTCCCATTAGAATCACAATTTTTATATATTGTTTTCATAAGATCATACATTACACCATAAAATGTTAGTTGGTAGGTATAACTATTATCGTTTATGATCTCAGTCGTGTTGTTGGTTCTTATACTATATTCATCCGATCCTACTATGATTTTATCGCCTATATTGAAACGCATTATATCATCTGACTTAATGCTGATTTTTACATAATCATCAGACATCAAGCCATATTCCTGAGAAAAAGACGTCACTCCACGGAATGGCTCAGTGCATACCAGGTTTATTTTTGTTCCATCTCTTTTTATTACTGTAATTTGTTCCATATCACAATGCAATTTGTCTCGAATGACTTAATATCCTCGATAACTCCAGTAATGATAATATCATATACTCCATCAGTAGTAAATTCGTGTGTTACTTCTGTATTTGTACCTGATACATCATAGTTATAGCTTCCATCTCCCCAATATATATTGAGCATCTTTGCAGTCGTTACTTTAATAGTTGCTGTACCTGTACCGATCCATCTCAATACACGCTTTACAGGTTCACATTCTCTTAACTTTAGGGTAAATGTTCCAACCATTAACTCATCATTCCATGTTTTCTCAATATCTGTTTCATTAGGCCTATCAACCTCATATACCAATGGTCTGGTATATCCAGAAAATTCTATAGATAAACGTGTATTTCCAGACTTATCAAATTTTGATATAAATAAATTCGCCCATTCTACAAAAGCAGCTTTAGAGGATGCCTCTATAAAGCATTCAAGGCTTATAGTTCTCTCCTTATAACGTGGTCTTTTTTTATCAACAACTACTCCATGGTAATCATCATAATCAACAGATAAGCCATCCTTTTTTTGTAGGCCTCCTATTATGCCAGTTGACTTAGATACATACACACCAAAGCTCTTGAAACTTGTTCCATCTACATAATACTCAACATCTGTATTATCGGCCTGAATTTTCATTATTTCAGTTTGCGTTTTTGCTATACTGTATAGTTTTAATTCATCAAGGCACGCATAACTCCCTCCATCAACTTTTGAATCATTAATAGAAAATCCTATAGGTGTTCCTGACAATATCTTAGTATATATTGATGTACCATTAAGATATACAGTGAAAAGGGTACTTCTTTTTACAAATGAAAGGAATTCCCATTTACCAGGTAAAACATCTAACCATTGTTCAATGTAGTTTTCTATACCAGAAAAATTTAGCATCCATCCCAGTTCTTTTGTGGCTGATTTCACCCATAGGCAAAGCGTAAAATCAGAACTAAAAGGTATATCTTTTGCAACATCACATATACCAGATCCATTTAAACTTAAAGCCTTTGCTTTCTTAGCATTTCTGGTAAAAGTGGCACCTTCTGATAAAGTACCATCTACACGACTTTTAGAGTAGTCGAAAGCCTTATTATAATCATCTGGATCATCGAAAGGCAGATATAATATAAGATTCTTTTCAGTTTCCATATCAGTATGTTTTTTTATTGTATTTTTTTATCAATATTCTTTTTCCTGAATTGATACATTTGGCTTTCCCATATAAATAAACCAGTATCTTAGAATTACCATTTGCATGTAATTTAATATTAGCATTGTCAAACGCATCAATGGTCAAAATAGCATGCCCTGATACATTGATATTAGCCTCAGATTGATGCCTTATATATATTCTTGATACAGAGTATCCAGTGTAATTTAGATCAGCCTTACAAGATCCATTCAATGCTATATCTGGGATATTTGTAAGTCCTTGGATTGTATCATCTATATATATCCCATAAGGTTCACATCTACCTTTAAAATGTGTCCTTAAATAGTCAATGGTTGGATAATCTTCTGAAATGCAAAAGTCAATACCTTGAATAAAGAGCTTGGACAAAGCTTCTATATCTAATCCAGACTTAAGTTTCATTTGCCATAGACGGCAAAGCCCCTTGTTAATTCCATCTTTTTTAAGTTCTTGTATTATATTATTATCCATAGCCATTTATTTATGATATTCCTTTTGATAAGAAGCTGCTTTCCTTTTCTTCTATGTTTTTCAGAGAAGTAGCAATAGCTTCTAAATTCTTACAATATTCTGTATTGTTTGCAATTTTTGTATTGCATATCAATATTTGTTTCAATGCTCCTATTTCATTGCTCTGGTTTATTACAACAGCATTCAAACGACCTGCAACTATTCCTCCAGTTTCTTCACTCATTGATGTTATAGCCCCAGTTAAAGCATCTTCGTCATCATCATCATCTGTAAGCCAGTCACCTGTTTGTGATAGATAATTATCGCTTATTGATTCAAGCTTCTTTTCATATTCATCCAACATGTTTTGTTCTGAATCGGAGATAATGCCATCAGATAGAGCTTTAGACATATACGTCATAAATTCTGTTACCTCTGGTTGGAGTTTGTTCTTTAATTGATCAATTATTGCCGTTTTGATAAGGTTTTTAACGACATCAGCGGACTTAGTGGCTGCCTTTTCTCCAGACGCCCACGCATCAGCATAAGCAGTTGCAAAATCATCTATAGCGGTGGATATTTCAGTACCCATTATTGCCTCAACAGCAGCATATTTGGTGTTGTCCGCAATAGTCTTATTGTTTTCTTCAATCTGATCTTCCCATTCTTTTATTTTATCATTATCGGTTTTCTTCTTTTTTTCCTCAGCCTCAATTTGTTGTTGCAATAGCTCATTTTGCTCTTCAAGATTTTCATTTTGTTGTTCTATCAAATCAGCTTTATTAGTAGAATAAGCTTTATCAATTGCATCACCTAAGTTGTCATAAGAATCAGCAAGCGAATCTATCTCCTCCTGGAGTTTCTTTATCTGTTTTTCATATTTGGCATCGTGCATCTTGTTAAAGGATGTAATCACAGATGTTACTCCTTTCGTGACATCCATCAATCCTCCTACGAGATCTCCAGACATAATCTTTGCCACGCCTCCAGCTGTTTGCCCAGCCCCAGAAAGTACCCCAGTAACATTACTAACAGTGCTTGATAGATCATCATTTCCGAATGAATCAGCAAGTGTTGATAAAGAATCTCCTACAGACCCCACTATTTCGGTAATTGACGCTATTGATTTTGCCATTTGGTTGGCAGAATCTTTTACCGATTTTTTTAGCTTTATTATTTCATCATCGGAAAGGTTATTCTTTTCAGCATCCTTTAGCTTCTTTGTAGAACTTATGTAAGTATCAAATGCACTCCCTAAAGATTTAAAAGGGTTTAGAGATATTACCTTATCCTTTGCTTGATTAAGTGAATCAGTCAAAGCTTTATAATCTACAGGGCTAAGCTTTAAATTAGCCTTGGACTTTTGTTTCTCAATATCAGCTATAAGTTTCTCTATTTGACTTGTTGATAAAACATCCAGGTTTTGAAATAGATCTTTCCAGCTTTGAGATTCCTTTAATTGTTGAGCATTTAAAGTTGAAAGCGCATCAGATTCTCCTTGATTGATCTTATCAAGTAGATCCTGATTGTTTTGCACTTGTTTTTGAAGCCTTAATAAGTTATATTCCTGTATTATTTCATCTTTTTTCTCCTGATATGTTTTGAAATCAGTTAATATTTTATTCTGGATCTCTTTATTGGTTTTATCCTCTTCTTGATTAACTACCAATGATCCAGCAGCTTTTTCATCGGCACCGACTAAGCCACTACTTCCATTTTGTATTTTCTCTTTAAAGTCAGCTATTACTTTTAATTTTTCGGCAAGCGTTTTTGCATTGGAAATAGCCTGTGATAAGCTCTCTTTGAAAGAATCCATTGCCGATTTTGCACCAGTTATATCATTATATTGTACTTTGAGATTGATAAGATTATTTGTTTCTCCCTCAGATAGCGTTTGCCCAGAAGCTTTTTTATCATTAAGCTTTTTTATCTCATTTTCCAGATAATCTTTAAAGCTTGCACCACCTTGTAATAATTTTGCAAATTGAGTGTTAGCCACATCAGCACCCATATTCTTAACCCATTTCCAATACAATTCATATTGTGATTTTTTATAGTCAATCTCACCATCGAATAGCTTTTGGACTTGTTTATTATAATTCTTTTCCTCATTTACCCTTTGATCACCGAAATAGCTTTTTTCTTTAGTTGTCAATTCTCCCTTTCCAGCTTGTTTTCTGGCTTTTTCAAGATCGTGTTGTTCCTTTTCGATCTGAGCCATTGTCTGCTTATGCTGTAGGTCTAATTGTGCTTTCCGTTTTTCATATCCATCATCCATTATGGAGATCCTGGATTGTTCAGCTTTTAATTCAGCATCAGTCTCTTTCTCCTGTAGAGCTTTTCGCCTTTCTGCCAATTGCTCAGCTTTATTTTGTGCTGTCTCAGCCGCTTTAGTAGCCTTAGCTTGTGTTTTCGGTAATTTAGCTTCAAGTTCATCAATTTCTTTGGTGTATTTTTTATATTGATCACCATTTATTACAACCTCTGATCTTTCAGCTTTCAGCTTCTGTATTCTTTCATTGATTCCTGCCTCTGTATTCAGGGAATGAGTTTTTTTATCAATTGTATCATTTACCTGGTTAAGTGTTACAATAAGTCCGTTTAATTGGGTATAATCAGCCTGTACTTTTATCTTCTTTGAATTAATAGCATCTATCTGCTTTTGAGTATCTTTTGCCTTTTGCTCCAGATCTGAAAAGCTCATAGTGGTACTTATAACATTGCTTTTTACATTGTCATTAGGCTGTGTAGAATAGAATAAATGTAACTGATTATCAACTTTCTGTATATTTGCGTTAGCATCTTTAGAAGCAGTTGCCAATGTTGTAAGGTGGTTTCTTAAATTGACATTAAAGCTTTCCATCTCTTTATCTGATGCACCTGTAGCTGTTTGTACTGCCTTACTTATCTTATTGATAGATTCATTAAATGCTTGTTCATAGGCATTACCTGTTAAGCTTTTAAGCTTATTGGCAGCATCCATAGCCATCTGGTCAACAGCATCCCAAACGGCTTGTGAAGCGTTTCTAATATCAGTTGACGCTTCTATTATAGGTTGTTCTATAGCACCACCATATCCAGTAGATACATAAGTAGTTTCTCCTGTATCATAGGTGGAATGTTCAGCAGCATTCTTTAGATCCTCCAGAGCTTTCGTTTGCTTATCCGTAAGCTCTTTCATGGATTGTTCTACATATTTAGCTTTTATCTTCTCAGCTGTGGCACTTTGAATCGCTTTTGTCAGTTCATCGTATTTGCTTTTTTGTTTATCCAGGCTATCATTCTCATCCAGGAGTGTTTTATTATATTCCTTACAGAGATCGTTTATTTTATTAAGAGCTTTCCGATGTGTTTCAGTGCCATTTGCAGTATTCTGCAATACAGCCATATTTACTTTTAGATCCTCTGTAGATTGGTTAAGTGCATCCTGGAATTCTCCTTGTATAGTCTTAGCTTCTTTGGACTTGCTGTTGAACAATGTAAATATGCTAACAGCAGCACCGATTAATCCAACAATCCATCCAATAGGATTTGTCATCATTGAAGCCCAAAGAGCTTTCATAGCTAATGATGCCTTTGTAGTGATAGCTGTTAATATAGATGTGGTTGCACTTTGTGTAGTTTTAGCAACTACATCAGCCTCGGAAGCAACTGTAGATGTTTTAGTAGCAGTAGCCTCCAGTAATTTTTTCTTTGCGTAAAAATCTGAATTAGCTGCTAAAGCGGCTTTTCTGGTTATAGCCTCATTATCTACAGCACCTTCCAATTTCTTTTCTGCTGTAGCAACAGCAGCAGCATCACCTGATTGTTTTGCTCTGTAAACTTCATAATTCCCAGCATCAACAGCATTCTTAGCCTCAATAGCAGACATCCTGGCAGATTCAAGCTTAGCCGCAGCTGCTTTCACATCAGCTCTCATGGATTCAAGTGTAGCTGTACGGTTTGCTGTCTTTGTCGCTACTTCTTTTTCCAGAGCAGCTTGATATATAGCACTCTTTGATGAAAGATCCGTTTTTGCTAATGATGCACGTTGATCAACTGTCATTACTGACATTGCAACTGCCTCATAGTTTGCGGATGATGTTGTTATTCCTACATTTGATAAGTATTCTTGTTGTTGGGCTGTAAGTAGTTGTTCTATGGTGGATATTCTCAGTTGCTTTGCAAGATTGCTTTGTTCTTCAACAGTTAATTGAGCTTGTAATGAAGCGGTATGAGCTACCTGAGCGGCTGTCATTGTTTCAGTCCTGGCAGTTGCCTGTCCTGTTATTGCCTCATCAGCCTTTAATAAGGCTATTTTTGCAGATCTAACCGTATTATCAATAAGGGCAATACCTGTATTACCTTTTAAGGCCAAGCTATTTAATGCAATAGCAGCCTTATAACTTCCATATCCTATTGCAATTGCTTTTATGGTAGTAAGAATAGTATCCATGTGCTGAACGGCATAGGATGCAGCACTGATGCCTTCTGAAAGCACTTTTTGATTGTCTGTACCAATCTTATTTAAAGCAGTATCCCAAGCATCTGATAGGTTACTAACCATTCCAGATAGGGATTTACTTTGCTTTTCCATCAAATTGTAGAATTGCCCACCGCTATCTGTCATTTTATTGATCACTTTCTCTACATCAGGGAAACCGATCTTTCCAGCCGAAACCATTGCATTAATTTCCTCGGCTGTTTTTCCATACATTTTAGCAAGTTCACGAACAAGTGGAATACCACGCCCCGTGAATTGACGTACATCTTGTGCGTATAATCTACCTTGCACCATTGTGGTACCATAGAGATAGACTATATCATTAAGTGGAATTGATAACCCAGATGCAATGTTACCAAGACGTGTTAAAGTTTCATTTACTTTGTCAGCAGATTCACCATAAGCTAACAGTTGCTTAGCTCCAGAAGCAACACCCATTAGATCAAAAGGAGTTTTAGCAGCCGTATCTACTATTTGATCCATGAGTTCTTTGGACTTGCTTGCACTACCAAGCATAGTATCGAATGCAATACTTAATTGCTGGAATTGTCCACGTGTTTGTATGATGCTATTAACAAGCCCCATCATACCACCACCTATTAATGTAGCAGTAATATATCTGGCAGCATTTGTAGCAAAATTCATAAAGGCCTGATCCATCTCTCCAGTCTCTGTAACTGTAGTACCAGACACATCTTTGATCTTTGCCTCCATCGCATCAGCGGATACGTTGAAATCATCAACATCAAGTGTTGCCCTAAAGCCTAACCCTCCATCTATATTCTCGCTCATAATAAATGGTTTACATAATTCATTATATCCTCTTTTGTCTTTAAAGATCTATGCTCTACTTTTCCATCAGATTTATCATCATTATTTGTATCTCCATCATCAGATTTTATATCAATTATTCTGGTGCTATCATCCAACATGATCCTAACATTAACCCAGGAAATTCCCCAAAGCAAATAGTCATACGTCCATCCGAATTTTTCCAGGATGGCACCACGATTGCCCCATGGACTATTAAGCCCGATTACTCTACTCGATCTGCTTTGGGTATCGTTGTCGCTTCGACTTGTAATATCAATCGAATAGAGTTTGTAAAACCCGCACGATCCTTTAACTGGTCTATGATCATGCAAAGCCTTTGTAGCCTTCTTGTGGTAAGATGATTCTTAAAAAATTTTTGTAGATCAGATACTTTCTTGTTCATTGGATCAGCCACATCACATACATTTAGGGTTGCTACAGCAACAATCTTAGCCATCAGGTTTGTGTATTTTAGCAACTTCTCACTTTCAATTGTCGGATTGTTTTGTATAGCATCCTCATTGAAGTTTATTTCTAATTCCAATGCTCTGATCATATCAATAGTACCCAGATATAATGGCTTGATATGAAAACGTCTCATATATACTTCATCAGCCTTACCTGTAAAGACATTAGGGACATTATCCTTTTCAACGATCCAGTTCTTAGGAATACGTTTATCTCTCCATGCAATAGCAAGCCCAGGGAAACGTTTATTCCACCATAATATCCATTTAGGTGCTGCCTTTGGTGATATTTTTAATGGTACTGAGAACTTGGCACCATATTGAAGCAATGTTTCTATTGCCTTTTCTTCAAGCTCCAAACGTTGCTCTTTAGTAAGCTCTTTTTCCTCTTTTTGTTCTTCTTTTTCTTCCATAATGATTGGATCAATAAAAAGATAAGCCTCCTTAAACAAGGGGGCTTATCAGTTGTTACAAATACTACAACGCTTCGCCCGATATTGGAGAAACACAGTTTTCATCCATCTCAAGCTCTGAAATGAAGTTTATCTTCATTGGTACAAGGCAAATGCCTTTTGCGGAATAAGTAATATTGAATGTTGGAACAATTACGGCTGCCCTTGTAACGAGCAATAAGCCCTCTTCTGGCAATATCTTGATACAACGCTCCACGTATGGTAGCTTCCTTGGACGTATCCAATGCTTTTTCTGAGTAGTTGTATCGGTTGTAATTGTACCTCCGAAATAACGAGCTAAAAGCTCCAAATCTGGATCCATCAATGAAAGTTCAAGTGTTGTATCACCTGGTTTTATCTGATAGATCTTTTTATTTGAGGTTTCAGATTCATGAGTTGTAACAGTCGCATCTCCATCTTTCAATGTACAAGTATCCTGATATACATCTCCTAAATCTTTCCACGCATCACCATTGGCAGGTATAGCATATCCGCTATCCTCTGTAGCAGAAGTTTCCGCATCTGTAGTGAAAATCTTCTTTAAACCCATTGTGCTTAAAACTGGCATAATTCTTTTAGTTTAAAATGTTATTGTTTATTTCTTGCTGTTATCTCTAAAGCTATAGATACAAAGTGTTCGTTGTGATCTGGTTCCTTAATAGGTGGATTAAGTTGCCCTATTGTCCAATTCCAACCATATCCACTTTCATAGTGGGACTTAAGCACTTCTATGCACATTGCCCTTAGTTCTACGAGACGTTCCCAATTTGTATGATAGATTGGCTCTCCTGTTTTAGGCTTCGTTTTGGCATCAGGAACATGTATATTGATGTTTACTTGCCCAAGCTGTGTAGATCCTTCACCAGACATGGTGTGTGGAACTATAACAACATCCTCTTTTGAATAATCATTACGTTCCCAATCCACCATACCAGTAATAGCTGTAGCTACATTGCTGGTAGATAACAATTCGTATGCACGTGCTCCTATTTCCTCAGAAGTTACCATATAACTCAGTTGCTTTTGATTTAGCCATTTCCATCAACTTTTTCATAGTAGCTGGGAATTCCATTTTACATTTCAATTCGGCTGGCAGAATCACATTATATCCTTTTGCCTCTACATAAGCAGCGTAATTCATTCCAGCAACGATGATGAGCGAAAAGGAGGATGTTGTTTCAGCTGCCATTTGCATAGCCAACTTTAATCCAGAATCGTGTCCTTTTCCAGGCTGGTCTAACCCACCATTAGCAATTACTTTCTTGTTTTGCACTACTACGAAACCAATTGAATTAGTTAAATTTCCAGTACGATCAGTATAGTTATGGCTATCCTTAGCGTATTTAACCAGGCTTTCACCCAGGTATTTCAGCATATAGATAGTAGCTGCTTCAAAGCGTTTTTGGAACGCTTGTACATTTGCAGTTATCTTACCACTACCAAACTTTGGTACTATCCCCATATCTCTATGTATTTACGGTTAAAAGAATCAACTCCCTGGATCGTGAATTCATCACTATTCCCATCCTCTCCAATAACTTGTATTTTTACGCCTATGGTAAGCTCTACATCAAAGTATTTAGGTATAAATACATCGTATGTATAAGCGTGCATCTGCCCATCTGTACCAATTATTTGTTTAGCGGGTATAGATCTGTCTATTTGGCATTCAATACCATCTATCCAGCCTCCAGTATCACCATCACTGTATTTAGTCCATCCAGTTTTGGTGTCTTTAGTTGCTGAATCCTGAATAGGGATATATTTGAAAGTGCCATTAGTTTTCATATCACCAGCGATTAGATCCATTCTCTATAGTTGGTACTTCGATATAATCACTTATATCCAAACCAGCCTCATTGCATAGATCATGGATCCGTTTCTTTAACTGATCCACATTATAGCTTTGAGATGATTTTCCCAGGCTGTCTGATGATAAAACGATTAATTTCTTAAGAACATAGATGGCAGCTTTAGCGATCGGTGCACGATCTTTGCTTGAATCATAGGCCTCAGTAGAATCGTTTATACCAACATCAGATAGAGCCTTCTGGATTGTAATGGCACTGGGGGAGTACGGTTCAAGTTCTCCCACCAGCGCATTATATTTTGTCAAAGTACCCATATACTTATTCCTTACTTAAGAGTTCGGATAAAGTTTTCTTCTGATCATCTGTGAGAGCAGTGATTTTGGCAGTGAGGTTGTCAGCTCCAGCGTTATTAGCCACACTTACTCCATCAATCTGCTTTAAAGCAGCAATAATGGTTTTAGTGTCATACTCTTTTTCGCCAAACGTAACCTTTGCCGTGTCATCTGGATTCTCTATAGAAGTGATCACACACAGTTTACGAGATACAAGATCGTTGATACGATCCAGATCATCAGTAACTAAACTGTCTCCAGCATGGAGTGATTTTTTAGTTACCTTATCTCTCATTTCAACCAAAACTTTCAATACCATGATTAACCCTCCACTGTGTCAGAAATACTATCGTACTCTGCTGTTGTTACGAAATTACGAGCTACTCCCTCTGAATCATCAGGAATAGTTTTCTCTGTGAATCCACGCACCTGGAAGCAAACGCAACCATTGATGTTATCAATGATAGGTAAGAATCTGGCAGCACCCTGAGTATATTCACCCGCTTTTTGAGAAGTAGAATCACCCGTACGCCATTTTGATATGCGGATACCATTACCAGCGTCAATGTAATTTACATTATCCTCTGGCATAAGCTCACTATCTTCAATGGCAGGTTGGATGTGCCCAATCTTACCAGCAGGTTTGAATGCAATTACATTATGGTTCCATGGATCAGAAACAGTTACTTCACCGTCTTTTTCGATACCCATTCTACGAGTAATTTCAGTGATAGGAGGTATGCTGTTATCAGCAAGCAATGCGTTTAACTGGCTTGTGCTTGCGATTTGTGCGCTCTTATCATTACCGAAAATAGCCTTACGTATCAAGAGGTCTCTACGTATGAATGCGATGAGTTCTGGAGACATCAGCATTTCTCCGAATACAACCCCCATGTTCTTAAATGTTGTGATAATATCGGATAGAATAAGAATAATATCCAATTTACCAGCATCAGAGTTAGCGGTATTCCAAAGCAATGCAGACATAAGTTTGTTGGCTGCTTGCATTGTATAATCCACCTCATATTTCCTACCTCCAGGGTTGTTGATAGCTGGCGTAAATTGACATACGCCAAAATGAGATAAAGCATACAATATCATGTAATCAGCTACATCCTTACATCCCATGTAAGCATTCTCCATATCGTTTCTAAGAGTTTTTTCAATCTCTTGAACTTTTTGAGATTCTGTCAAGAATGGAGATTTATAAACTTCCTGTAGTTTACGATACGTTTTGGCAGACATAAAGAACTTATGGCCAACACGTGGAATTTCCTCATTCCAAATATCGAATCCATCGGAACGCCTCAATGGTGTACCACTTTCATCACCAACCAAAGTAGCCATTACACGTAAATGGTATTTACCCATTACGGCATCAGCTCTCAGGGACATCTGAGGAACACTCCAATCAAACCATTGATCGGAATAATTTTTCTGGAACAAAATAGCTTGCTGTTTACTTGCCTCATCAAAGGTTTTCTTCCACATAGCCAGGAAGTCCAACGGTTTACCCTCAGTATTATATAAACCTGTAAATGTTGAATAAATAGATTTCATTGATCATCCCTCCTTAATAAGATTGTGATAAACGAATATGTACATTACCTTTGAGGTACATGCCAGTCGAATCCTTTTGTGAGGTTGGGATCGGCAATACACGCCTTTCAAGTAGTGCATATTGCATGGTATCATTAGTTACATCTATGCCTGTTTCGTCCTCTTTCACCTCTGTATCGGTAACAGTAAGAGCATTGGCATCACCAACAATAGCAGCGTTATCACTTGAATTAATTACTTGTACCAGGATGTTATCCACCGCTAAGCCTGTTATGGCTGCTGATAACGTGATAACATATCCAGTATCTGTTTCCTCGATTTTCGTAATTGACGGTGCATCAGCATAGGTACCAGATACAGTGGCCAATACTTTATCACCAACGACAAAGATCGGTTGGCAATAATCATTCTTAACGAGTGTTACTATTTTTGCATCATTCGCATCAATAGCCTTTACTTTTGCAGTCTTTAACAGCTTAACCAGTCTGGTTTGCTCATCATATATAGCAAGCGTTCCTGCTGGAATGGTATCTCCTACATTGTAGTTCTGATTTTCCACGTCCAGATTGAAACCGCCCTCAACTATATGGGGACTGCCAGTAAAAATGGGGCGTTCGCCCACGAAAGTTGTTCTTTTA